TGTGGGAAACCCCCACACGCACATTTTAAACGGAAAGTACTTCCGATAGTATATTATATACAGTACCCCCGAAAAACTCAACCAAAACCCCTTATTATTTAGTTTAGATTCAAAGCACCCCCTCTTAGTTAAATAGAATTTACTCCGTCACGCAGAATATTTCCCATCACAACTACTAGTACTAATATTGAAATTTTCCGATATTTATATCGAGATCCTCTCCACAAAGTCTGGACACATTTAGTTTACTAAACAGTAAATACTTGTAATCCTCTTAGGAGACTCTTTCAAAATGACGTCCCCACAAATCCAAAACACAAAAAACAACCAAGGAGTTTACATCAAGACACTCCACAAGACCGTTCCAATGACACCGGAACAAGCATATAATGCTACCGTCGACCGAGAACTTAGACGAGTTAAAAGATTACGCCAATCCATGTCACCTGATCAAATCAAATCAATGGAAATGCGCGCTCTTAAGACCAGAGACAAAGTTGCACTCAAACAAGCAAAACAAACATCTACTTTTGCCGTCAATGTCTTTGAGGACACAACCCGTGCTGAACAAACAATCTACAAGCACACTAGTGAACCTTTAGCTGATATTATGGAAGAAGAAGAACCTGTCACCAAAATCAAAAAAACTGCTTCTGAACGTGTTAAACATTATCAACAATCCGTTTCAGCGACTGCTGCATCCCAACAATCAGCACTCAATGCAGTTAATACAAATTTTGCCCACGAAAAAGCATTGCGTCGTCAACAAAAAACTCATCGGATCACCTACTATCACCTCCGTCAGAAATGGCATGGTCCAAAGAACCTTACCAATCCCAAACATCGTACTGATTTGGAAACCGATGAACAACGCCTCATGGCTTACAATAAACACCACAAATGTAAATGCCATAATTTGCGATACAATACCATTCGATTCAATAAAGAGACTAATTCTTTTGAATTCGGATGTGACCGTGGAGATCGCACAGAATGGGACGTAATTCTCGATAAACACATCGAGTGTCCGAATTGCCATAATAAGAAAATGAGCAAATTTTCACGTGATAGTTGTCTTTGCACAATTTACCGCTGTGGACATTGCCTTTACGAACAATACGCTTTCGAGGGCATAACTGCAATTCATTGCGTCTGCGGCTGCAAAGATGATACAACTTATTTCAAACGATACCTCATGTTTTGCAACAAAAGCAAAAGTCGATCATGGAAATCAAATGAAGAAGACTTAAAACGCCGCGAGTTTTTCCGCGAATTGAGATGTAAATATTACAATATTCCTTTCATTCCATCACGAAAGCTTTATGCTTCACCAACACCGAACTATGATCGAGATTTTCCAGCTCTCAAACCTCACGGCGGCGCTATTACTCGTGTTGCTCGAACAGCTATGGATGCTGTCAAATCTATGTTTGATGATTCTGTCAAAAAACTTCGAGAATATCACGAGACGATTAAAAAATATATCAAGCAGACTATTACCAAGGTCGGCGATAAGATCAAATCTAAAATCGCCAATATTATTTCTGACCAAACTGTTCTCACCATCTATACCTGGTTTGAGAAAATTCTTGGCCCCCTTATTTCGGGCTTTGAACATATCGGTAACTGGATGGTTGACAACTCGCTTTTGATGCCAGCCGTTGCTGAAACTATTCGTAATTTCATGAATGCTCCGTTAGGCCTTAATTTTAACAAAATAGCCATGATGGGCATCGCTGGTAGTCTTTTTGCACACTGGAAAGGTCTTGAGGATTTAGACGATGCTCAAGATTTCTTTTCTGAATTGGCACCTACTTTTATGTCGTTATTTGCTGGAGAAAAAGGTATTACTACCTCACCTTTTGCTGTCAAACACGATTTTCCAGAGTTTACGCCATCAATTAGCTCTGCTGACCGTCCACTTAATTTTGATGCATCTAGTCCCAAAGAGGACGAATTTTCAGACGCAATAAGTGATGACGAACTAGCATTTGTACCACATAGCGGATACTTCTCTTTTGTAGAGAAGTTCTATAAAGCTGTAAAGAAGAGTCTTAAACTCAATTTATCCTTTAGAATTTTCTTTGACACTTTGCGCAATTTCAACACAGTTGTGCAGAGTTGCAAGAATGCCGGGGCTGTGTTATCATGCTTTGTCGATCACTTGCCTGATTTTCTCAAGGCTATCGTCCGTTCATCTGACACACGAGAATATATCAAGGCTGAGCTCAGGAAACCAGAGTCACCATTCCGCAAGCTTGCGGATGCTGCTCTTGCTATCAGCATTGCAAAGTCTCATCAAATAGATGATGTTAAATTGGCTGATTACAAAGCCGTTTTCAAAGTTCGACACGTTGAACTTTTAGCTCACGTTAAGGACAAAGAAATTGCATATGATCATCATATCATGGAATTTATTCGTAGAGCACAACTTACCACTCGAGTTCCAGGATCTACTGGTAGAACTATTGCAGAACCTTTTTTTATCAGACTTTCTGGAGAGGCAGGAATCGGCAAGTCCAACTTGGCCTATCCACTTCTTTCATCAGTTTCAGCAATTTATGAGGAATTTGAGAATCAAGATGCTCTTATGAAGAAGACTTATACTCGCAATCCAACAAAAGAAGCTTGGGATGGCTGTACACCCGACAAAATTTACGCCATCTATGATGATTATGGTCAAGACCGTGAAGAGATTGATTTTAAAGAAGTTATCATGCTCAAATCTCGCACTCTTTTCATGCCTCCTTTTTCTAGCATTGAAGGTGAAGATGAAGACTTGGTCGGAATAAAGGGTAATGTTGTTAATTTCAGAGCCGTTGTTCTTTCGAGCAACGTCACGGAATTAAGATCGACTACCCTGAATTCTAATCCGGCTATTAACAGACGTAAAGATATTATGTTTGATTGTCGCTGGGCTCCTGGCTTCACTGATCCACGTCCAGACTATTCACATATGATCGTCACGCGCTTATCGTGTACAAAAGATGCGAAGACTGACTATAAACCAATGTGGACTGCTAAAGGTATGGATGCTATCAAGAGAATGAAAGCAGATACTTATAAGGAAGCAAAACATCATAAACAGATGAACGTTGATATGGACAAAGTTACCGCTGACCTTCTTTTCACTGCAGCGGACGTGCCAGAGTCAGGAGAACATACACTCAATGTTTGGAACGATGAAAATCGCCCATTCAAAGCTCATGGCCTTGATAGTCTGGACGGATATGAATATATTCAATATGCTTCCGAAGCTATCTTTAGCATGATGGCCGGAATTTCTTATGGAGCGTCAGTTTATGCTATCACTAGTTTTATTGGTGACTATTTCAACAAGACCAAAATGGGAGGCTATCAACGCATCGTTTATGGTGCTACAGTTCTTGCTGGTGCTTTTATCGCATGGCAATGGATTTCTGACGCCTTCCCTAGTGCAACTCCGCATTCTGGAGAAAACAGAGATGCCAAGGCCAAAACCTCTATTCGTGCTCACGCCTCGCCACTAAATAAATCTTTGGAAGAGATTTATGCGCCAAACGCCTTCACGATCGAGGTTGAACATTCTGGCATTCCTATGCAGTCTACTAATGGTTTTTTTATCAAAGGAAATGTTGGGCTAATGAACAAACATTTATTTTTCAATAAATGTGAAGGAGAAACTTTCATTCCGAATGGATCTCGCATCAAACTTTTTACCACCAAAGCCGAAAAGCCATTTGAATTCGAGTTTGATTATACTAGACTCAGACAAGTTGGGGAAGATGATCGCGATGTCGTTTTATATTGGTTTCCTCCGAAAGTGCCTGCTGCATCTACCTTGTTGGCGCATTTTTGGGATGGAGGAGTTTCTCTTGAAGGGAGAAATATTTCTACTATTCAAGCCAATTTCGGAAAATACGAAGTGCATCATGGAAGTGTCATTCGTGATCAAATTGAGAGCAGAATTGATTATACGATCAATGGCCGTGAACAACGCATTACACAACACAATTCTTTTGTTGTGAATACGCCATCTCAACCGGGGAAATGCGGTTCTATTCTTTATGCTAATGACCCTCTCCTCCAACAAAAAATTCTTGGAATTAATGTCGGTAGCTCCACTCCATACAGGAGTCATAGTCTTATAGTCACTCGTAAACAGCTTGACGAGGCTTTAGCGACATTTGACCAATCTGAAGAAATTATATTCGAACGTCTTCTTCCGCACCAGGTACACAGCGGATGGAGAACAGCCACACCAGAAGATCTGGAAAAGAGCGGCCTCGAAGGGAATGTGTCCATACACGCTGTATCAGAGCGCAAACTGGTACCGTGTACTAAAACGAAATTGCGCAAATCACCACTATACAATCTTATTCAAGAAGCAACAACAGCTCCTGCACAGCTCAGTCTTCCAGGAAAACTCAAAGAAGGCATGCTCAAGTATGCCAATCCATCACAAGATTTTCCAAAGAAGAAGCTTAAAGCCGCTATGCAGAGTATTCGAGAAGAGATTGATGCTGTTCCAGTCGTCAGATTACGCCGAACGCTCACCACATTCGAAGCGATTAATGGCGTGTCTGGCATGCCTTACTTGGACAGCCTGGACATGACCACATCGCCGGGTTTCCCCTTCGTTTACACTGGAATCAATGGCGCAAAACGCCAATTGTTTCTGGAAGTAGATGGGAGTCTGTATCCAAATGAAGATCTTGACGAACACATCAAGCTAGTGGAACAACGACTGGCAGCAGGCATTTTACCCGATTACCCCTATATCGATACTCTCAAGGACGAACGCAAAGACCTAATCGATGTCGAGGAAGGGAAAGTGAGAATGTTTGCCATGAATAATGTTGCACTCTCAATTGTTATGCGTAAACTTTTGCTTCCACGAGTAGCGGCTGCCTATCAGGCCCGTCACTCAACATTTCTAGCTATTGGTACTAATAAAGCCAGTATGGAATGGGACTCAATGGTACGACGCATGCTTGAAGTTGGCAATAAATTTTACGATGCAGATTATAAGAAATTCGACACTCGTGCTAGCCTAGCCGCAAGACTTATGGCAAATACCTTCTTTCTGGAGGATTGGCAAGACGAGGAAGTCAGAAAAATGATTGAAACAGTGCTTAGATATGATGCCCAGAGTTTGCACCAATTTTATAACTTTTTGGTTCTACTTTCATCAGGAACTAGCTCAGGCAGCATTCTTACTGCGCTTATCAATTCACTTATAAACGAACTATATATCAGATGTTGTTGGCAGGAAATCTTTGCTAAAACACCGCTTGAAGATCTGGCTAACTATAGAATGTTCGTAAGGACAAAAAATTATGGTGACGATTTATTAATAACAGTCGATGCCGAAATTGAGGATTCTTTCAATGACGAAAAGATTGCTAAGGTTCTCTCTCGCTACGATATCACCATGACACCTGGTGATAAACGTGGACAATGGGGACCAAAAGAAGTCACTGAGATGTCGTTTCTCAAACACAAAACACGACGCTGGTGCAATATATATGTTCCACTTGCATCAGATTACAAGGAACAAATAAACTGGATTCGGACTGGTCTCAAGTCACAGCCCGCAGAAGTCGCTTGCCAGGATAACTGCAATAGCGCTCTGCGAGCGGCCTTTTACTATGGCCCTGAGACCTTTAACATATTACGCAGCCAAATTTTATTACACAGACCATCATATAATCTCATCACCTTCTCACCACTTTTTTCACAGTGGCGATCGTATGGGACAATTTGCGACACCGAAGGCGCCTTTTCATTTGGGCGCAGCAAAATGACGCCAGGTAATATCCTGACGTTTTTCGAGGACAAAGGCATTCAGGAACTTCCTTTTGAATTGGAAGAAGATGCCGTTGACATCAACATGAATTTTAATAAACAAACATTTAACAATAACACAGATGAGCTCGCATTCAAACCACACTCTGGTTCGCGAATTTTGACCAGCAATAGATTCAACGTCCTGGCTGAAGTACCGACACATGATGCTGTTGAGGAAACGCCACTTCACAAATTTACATATAAGTGGTTTAGCGTTATTCTGAAAGCGTTCAGCGATCTTGAAGATGCTGGACAGGAAGATATGGATAAAGAAATACAATATTGTCGTTTCAGACCACTTGAGATTGCGATTATAAGGTGTGAAGTAGTTCGTGGCCATCTCTGGTTCGCTCTGGAGATGACGGATTTTAACAACCAATTTCTCCAAGATCAGGCTATACAGAATTCACTTCGTGAGTATGCCCAGAAAACACTCACTCCAAAGGAGAAAACCATTTACTTCACTTATGTTTACACCGAACGCAAGGAAAACAAATGGCCTGGCGACGAATCGGAAGATACAGATAGTGATTCCGATGAGGATTGCGAAGCTTTCAAACCTCATGGTATTTTAGACGGAGTTATCGAGGCAGGAGCCAACGAAATCAAGGGAATTGTCAATAGCATTGTTCCCGATAATATCGTGGCCGACGTCTTTGGCATTCTTGATAAACCACAAATCGGGCTCCATCCCGAACCGCTTATCCACAAAGAGCAAAACTACATGTCCAACACTCGCAATATGGATTATGTCGACGTTCTAACTGCCGATCCTAAAGCTATTCAGCTCTGTGATTCGGACATGTTTGGCACCGAAGTCGATGAGATGTGCTACGACGAACTACTCAAGAAGAAATTTTGTCTACTTGCTACCATCCCTTGGTCTACTACACAAGCCATTGGAACTCAGCTTTTTTTTGACCCAGTCGGACCCATGTCACAGTATCCAGTATCATTTGTGCCTACCGCACCAACAGGAGGCACTTTACATGATGCTATATGCTCACGCCACCCTTTTTGGGCTGGCGGGTGGGTTTATGTTGTCAGAGTTGTCGGAACACAGTTTCATGAAGGAAAACTCAATATGAATTATCATCCAGCTCTCGCACCATCATCTGTTGCTGCTTTAACAACTGAAGATTCAGTCTCACAATACACTGAGGCTCATTTTGTTCGCAATGGCAAGAATATTATGACTGTGCTTTGCCCTTTTCTAGGCGATACTCCAGTCAAGAAAGTCTGGAATGGTACGGTTTTGTCCGATGTTTATACGACGGGCACCGAGTCGCGATTTGTCGATTATTTCAGTGGCACCTTTGAGATTAGAGTTGCCACACAGCTCAACGCACCAGCTGCTGTTGCCAGTACTATTGGCATCCAGATTTTCAAAGCATGCGCACAAGATTTCAAATTGTTCATGAATACCATGTCAGGCGTTTCTTTTCAATGGTTTTATCCTGAGCTTGAAGCTTTCAAACCGCATTCAGGTAACGGAAGTACTCCAGGTCTTGGTGAACCTGTTGCTGTCATGAACGCATCTATGGGTGTTATTTTGTCAGAACAGGAAGCACCTATGTCAGTTTCTCGTGTAGAAGGACGAGCTAAAGTTACTCATGCTCGCGCTTCTGCATATAACAACGATGAAGCTTGGACAATCGAAAAAATGTTAGCAAGACATAATCTCGTCAGCACAATCACTTGGAATGCATCTTCAGTGGTCGGAGTCAATCTTATTCAATATGACGTGATGGCTGACCTCTTGAATCTTACCATTGCCGCAACACCATTTGCCAGATTTGAAAGATTTGTCTGCGATACGATAGAGTTGACATTTACAATTGTGTCAAACAGATTTGCTTTTGGAGATTTATGGGCTTATTGGCGACCAACAATGTTACCAAAGGCACTATTGGGTACTCCGTTATTCAACAATTTATCCGAGATTAGTACACTACAACATGTCTCATTGGACCCAAATACCGGCACAACAGCCGTACTTAGAATTCCATTTACTTATAATAAACAATTCGTCGACTTGGTCAACGGTGATTGCCTTGGTCAGATAACACTTATTCCAGCTTATGCTTTTACACCAGGCACAGATGGACCATCAGATGCACAGGTTCAAATTTATATGTCGGTCGAAGGAGCAAAATTCTTACAACCACGCACTGGTGCAACGGCTTTCAGACAGGTCGAACCAGTCATGAGACCGACGATGCGTCCAGCTTTCGAGCCTCGAGACCCCGATTGGGAGGAGCCTTGGTTCAAGCCGCATATGTCAGGAGGAGACGTGCCAGACAGAAACACTCCAATGCACACATACAAACCAACGGTATTAGCAGCAGGAAGTGGAGAATGGAACGACATCGGCAACTCGCAGTTCGGAGAGCAATTTACCGGACTACGCGAACTTTGCAAAAAATATCAGCGCTACTATCGCGCTTCTTATCCGATGCCAACCACATTGACCGACCCCCAATTGGCAGGAGTTGATCCGATTATTATCAACTTTCCTGCCGCCTCGTTCAACCCAGCGTTGAACCCACAAATATTCTGTGGAAATCACATCGGATTTTCATCCGCTCTGTTCCGTCTTTTTCGCGGCTCATTATGCTATAAGACGAGAGTTCGTGCTTACGCAAGTGCACTGGCAGTAACTACTACCATGCCCTTGCCCAATATCACCGCACGAGCTTATTTTACACCACTACAGAGTGGATTCGGAAGATTCCCGAACACAGGATCGACACTCGCGTTCCCTTCAGCAGGATCGCAAGATACCGTGTGTGTGCCTCCCATATCTATGGCATACGCATCAGAAAACCAGACAGCCGAATACAAAATTCCGTTCATGTCCAACAGGACGGCCGGCATTGTCCCCCAATACTACGACAACTACGCTTCAGCGCCCGAGTATGTCGTGGATAACATCTACAACCCCAACATCGTAGTGGCCCTCTATTTAGAAGGAATACCACAAACGCCAGCTGTTGCAGCCCTCTTTTCCTATACTGTCACATTCGAACATGACATTTCATTCGGAGATGAGGCCTGCTTCGGCGTCTACACCGGCTATCCACCGTCGTTTATCCAGACAGATTATTCAGTCACGGACACGACAATTGCCACGGCACCCGATGCATGGATGATGACATCAACAAGGCGCAAGGGTAAAGCAACACCCAAATAAATTAAAAGTTGCCACTTTCAATGAGATGAACTATCATTGAGGGTTATCCAGTTCAACACCACAACAACAGTGGTGTTTCGCAATTATTTCAATTAATAACCTTTTTTCTTTTTACGCAATAACAACGCGTTTTTCTTCACTATTATTTTCAACATACATGAGAGTGGCCGAGGCTCCGAGATCTACATATTTATATGTCGCTAGAGTACAGCCAGTTTCTATCATCAAAATTTAGGGATCATAGGGTCGTGTAAGAGTAGAGTCCTTACATGATACCATGACCATTCAAAAGCTGTAACCACAGCATAAAATATAAAGTGTGAGGTCCAGTTATAAAAATATTCGCATTACGTCCAGCTATCAGTTGAAGCTGAAGGATTCCAAGGAATCATTACTATTATAGAGACTTGTTAAGTTAAAATGTGTCGCCAAGACAACGGCGACCATATAGCATTTTATTTCGATACTTCACATTTACATAAAAT